ATGCCAATCATAGAATCCTCCTTCAGGATATTCTGTGTATTGTGCCATCTCTGTAATAGTCATTCCATCAAAACCAAAATGATTACCGTTAGTTGTCTTCATAATATGTTCAATGTCTTTATACATGTCAGCCATTTTTTTAAATGGTATCCAACTAATATGTGAAGTTCTAGTTTTAGTATCTAACACACCACCTTTAATACCTTGTTTGTTTCCAACATAAGCATCTTGTTTAGGCTCTGCACGTCCAGCTGCAATAATCATTTTACATTGTTCAGGTGTAAAGATTGGTTTTGTAGTTTCAACTATATAGGATTTCCATCGTGGTTCTGTTATCATATTAATATCCGTATTCTACCCATCCCGTTATTATATATTTATCATTCGACAGAGGTGGGTTGCCTCTATGAATGTGTGTAAATTGTGCAGGCCAAACCAATAGTGTATTTTTTTCAGGTTTGAATCTACACTTTTGATATAAAAATTCTGTCTCTCCACCCTCGTTCACATCATTAAGATAAACCATAAAAGCTAGTATTCTATTTCTTGCTTTCATCTCAGCATTTTCACAATGCCAAAAATGATACCCTTCACCTACTTTAGTTTTTTGAATTTTTACTTCTAATATATTATGCGTTGCTAATTTTTTTAAATAAGAATATTTTTGTACATACAAAGGATAAACATCTTTAAAAAACATATCTATAAAAGGTTTGTTGTTATAAGTCATTGGAACATTAGTATCTCTAATAGTATCGATTGCATTATCAGATACTAACATCTCATCTTCTCGTCTTGGATATACTGCACCTTGTTGTTCACATTTGTTAAAGTAATTTGTATAATCATCTATCAATTCATTAGGCATAAAATTTTTAAATAACCCTATGTGATTATCTATGTAATATTGTTTGTCCATTAACTAGCACCTCTGTTTTTTATTGGATCAAATTGTACGTCACAGTTTGCAGCTAGAGTTCGTCTCACTTCATCTGTCCCATTAAATGGATATACGCAATGTCTCATGTCATATGGAAAGATGTAAAAGTCTCTAAGGTCCATGGGTGGTTGATAATCTATCTTTGCAAACTGGCCATTAGCTGCTCCTAATATTTGTAGTCTTCCATTCTGTTGTATGTGTCCTGCTGAGTATTCTTTACCATATGTTGATGGTAGTTTTAAAATCATAACACTTGATAGTCCAGTAAACAACATACCTCTATGAATGTGTGTAGGGTTATATTCGTGTTGTTTCATTTCGTTAACCCATATAGAATTTAAATGGGTTTCATAGTCTCTAATTTTATTAAAAGCTAAATAATGTTTAAACATTTCTATAAAATAATTAGTTACATCTCTTGGTAACATATTATGGTTTTTCATTTTAGATTGGTCTTGACCATGATAAAATAAAGAATGTTCATTCTCTATCTTACCTACTAACTGACCATTAGCGGGTTCTAGATTATGAAAGTTAGATTCATAAATATAATTAATAGAGTTAAATATATCTAATGGAACCTGGTACTTTAAAATCGATTGACCTAAAAATACAAAATCAAACTTTGGGTTTTCCATGTTGAGTTATTTGTTCTTTCTCTTTGTAACTGCTTTCTAATTCACCAGACTTTTTAATTCTTTGTAGTGATTGTAATTGACCCATTACATTAAAGATTTCAGACTCTGATGAGTTAGCATTTAAAGTTTTTGCTTTCTCGTGATACTGTAATCCATATGATTCAAGTTGATGTTGGTTAACATCTTTGTCATTAAATGATCCATCATTAAATTCACCTTTTAACTTAGACCACATTTTAATTTCTCTCATTCTATGTTTTGCAACTTTTTCCATAGAAGCTTTACCAAATCTAGCTTCGTCTAAATCTATTTGATATTTAGTTCTTTTATATTCATCTTCTTCTTTATCTATTTTCTTTTCTAACCAAGTTATCTTTGCTTCGTTTCTTCTATAGTCAAACGATAAAGTCATTAGGTTATCTAAGTATGATGATTGTTCTCTTACACACTGCCAATATTTTGCAGCTTTAGTTGGATATCTATTGTCTTGTAATACAGAAAATCTTGCTTCTGTTTCTGTTCGAAACATTTGTTTCTTGGTCCAAGTGTCTCTAAGCTCGTCTACCATACCTTTAAAATCGGTAAGGTCTTGTGGTTCTAATAAATTATTTAAATGAGTTTCCTCTTTTTGTATAATATCTTTTACGTCTTTTTTATCTGTCATTTCTTTATCCTTTATGTTTCTCTCTTATATATACTAACTAAAATATATTACAAGTCTTAACTGTCTGTAAATGTTTTTGTTGTTAGTCCTACAAACTGTTCTACTAATGCTACGTGATCTGGTGAACCAGGTGCTGGTACACCACCAGAAGCTAGTGCTGATGTATTAGTTGCTCCTGCAGAAGCAGCTCTTAATCTTCCAGTATTTAAATCATTAACTTCAGTCCAGTTAGTTCCATTCCAAGATTCTGTTACACCTGCTGGAGAAGCTGCTCCACCATAAGCTAATGCTGATGTTTGAACACCACTACCCATTAAAGCCTCTCTTCCAGTGTTTAAATCATTCACTTCCGTCCAATTAGATCCATTCCATAATTCTGTTAAAGGTGTTCCTCCTGCACCACCAATAAGTAAAGCTGCTGTTTGAATTCCTGCTCCAGCTGAAGCATATCTAGGTGTGTTTAAATCTGTAGTTTCAGTCCAATTTGTACCATTCCAAGATTCTACTTTATTGGTACCAGGTGGTGTGTTTCCACCTATAAATAAAGCTGCTGTATTAGTTCCTACTCCTGAACCAGATCTTCTTGATGTATTTAAATCATTAACTTCAGTCCAATTAGTTCCATTCCAAGTTTCTGTTATATTAAGGGAAGCATTACCAGGTGGCGGTGGTGCTTTACTACCACCAAAAGTTAAAGCTGCTGTATAAGTTCCAGCTGATCCATTTGAAGATCTTGCAGTGTTTAAATTATTTACTTCTGTCCAGTTTGCACCATTCCATACTTCTGTATCTGCAATGTAAGTTGTCGAATATCCTCCAACCACTATGGCAGCTGTAGCTGTACCAGCCCCTGACACACTTGTTCTTGCTTGATTCAAACTATTAACTGTTGACCAAGCTACTACTGGAGTTCCTACATTACCTCTAAGAACATTATCTGTTGAGTTATACCAAACCTGTCCATCAAGAGGATTTGATGGGTCTGATTCTAAGACCTCAATATTTGTTCCTTTTATTTCTTTGTACGTTGTCATAATTAATCCGTGTCTATTGTTTTAGTTGTTATTGTTGAACCACTCCACTCTTCAACTGCTGTTGTTGGTGCTGAATTTCCTGATCCAGCTGCTGCAATTGCAGATGATGTTGAACCTGTTCCTCCTCCATCGCCTAGATCAGCTCTACCAGTATTTAAATCTGAAGTTTCAGTCCAACTTGTGCCACTCCATAATTCTGTAGCTGTTGACCTTGGCTCTCCTCCTCCCCCAAAAACTATCGCAGAAGTTGTAGTTCCTCCTGAACCTATAGTTGCTCTTGCAGTATTTAAATCTCCAACTTCTGTCCAGTTAGTTCCATTCCATTGTTCCGTGAGTGCGTAATTGGGAGGCCCAGCAGTTCCACCAGCAAATATTGCTGAAGTATAAGTTGCTCCAGCAGCACCTGTACCATATCTTGCAGTATTTAAATCTGCAACTTCAGTCCAAGCAGAACCATTCCATTGTTCTGCTTCTGATCTAACTGCAAAAGGGGGAGTGGTTATTCCTCCTGCAATTAAATTAGCGGTATTTGAGCCAACCCCACCTCCTGTTGCATATCTTCCTGTATTTAAGTCTGCTACTTCAGTCCAAGAAGAACCATTCCAAGATTCTACAATGCCAGTATCACCTGGTGGCCCTAAATAACCTCCACTATATAAAGCTGCTGTATTTGTTCCTCCTCCTGATCCAGAACCTCTTGCAGTATTAATATCTGTTATTTCAGTCCAATTTGATCCATTATATTGTTCAACTTCTCCTTCAACAGCACCTCCAGGATTGTTTCCTCCATAAATCATAGCAGTTGAAACAGGTGCTTGAACTGCTGATCCTAAAGATGTTCTTGCAGTATTTACACTAGTTCCAGTTGCCCAAGCACCGATTGGTGCTCCTGCACCTGTCCATTCTTCTGTTACTGCTACAATAGTTGTAGTGTAACCACCAAAAGCTAAAGCATTTGATGTTGTTCCTACTCCTCCTAATTCACGTCTTGAAGTAGATAGGTCTGTTGTTTCTGACCAACTTGTTCCATTCCATAATTCTGTGTTTGCATAATTAGGTGGATCCGCATCTCCTCCAAACGCTAAAGAAGAAGTATTACTTGATCCTGCTGCTGCTAAAGTCATTCTCGCTGTGTTTAAATCTGCAACTTCTGTCCAGTTTGTACCGTTGTAAGATTCTGTTATTGCTGTTACAGGAGTAGGAGGTTGTCCACCAAATACCAATGCTGATGTTGAAATTCCTGCACCTGCTAAACTATATCGTGCTGTATTTAAATCACCAACTTCAGTCCAATTAGATCCATTCCAAAGTTCTGTAAGAGCTATGGCTGGCGGTCCAAATCCAGCAATAGCCAATGCTGCTGGTTGTGTCCCTGCACTAGCAAATGAACCTCTTGTATTATTCATATCTGTTGTTTCTGTCCAGTTTGATCCGTTCCAACTTTCATTAATTGCTAAATAAGCTGTTCCATTATAACCACCAAAACCTAAAGCAGCTGTAGTAGTTCCTGCTCCTTCTAAACGTCTTCTCGCTGTATTTAGATCGTTAACTTCAGTCCAGCTAATTCCATCATAAGATTCTGTTAATGCTGACATTGTTGGTGGAGCGGGAGCGGGAACTCCTCCAAAAGCTAATGCAGCTGTATAAATTCCAGCTGTACCCAAAGTTGATCTTCCAGTATTTAAATTTCCACCACTAGACCATGCACCAGCTGAAGTTGTATTAGGATGTTGAAATTTTAATGTTTTAGCAGTCGCATTATACCACACCTCTCCCGTATTCGGATTATCGGGATCCGTAGTGTAGTTTTGTATTTTACTACCATGTGTGCCTATATACGTAGCCATTTAATTTTAGTCCTCTAATGTTATGTCAGCAGGTCTTGTGTTAAACTCATCAGCTTTTTCTTCATCTGTTTGAGCATCCCACGCAGCTTGTGCTGCTTGAACCTGTGCAGTAACAATCGCCTGTGCTTCATCCTTAGTTTTAACAACACCTGCAACTTTAGCAATCCAAAGATTACCGTGTTTATTGTATGCAGGAACTTGCCAAACATTACCAGGAAAGCTTGCAAACGTGATTCTTTGAGATTCAACGTGATCGATGAAACCCTTTCCCCAGTTTTCTGCTACACAGTATTGATATGTTTTTGCCATAGTTTTCTCCTTTTATTAATCGGTTAATGTTTTAACAGTATTTGATGGAACATTCCACTCTTCTGTTGCTGTTGATGGTGGAGGTACTTCACCACCAAATGCTAATGCAGCTGTTGATGTACCTAATCCAGCTAAACTTTCTCTTGAAGTATTTAAATTGTTTACTTCTGTCCAACTAGCACCATTAAAGTCCTCTGTATTAGTTGTTTGTGGAGGACCACTACCACCGAAAGCTAAAGCTGATGTTCTATTTCCTGCTCCTCCTAACGAATTTCTTGCCGTATTCATATCTCCTGTATCTGCCCAGTTTGTGCCGTTCCAAGTTTCTGCACTTGATTTTGATTCAGTATCATATCCACCAAAAGCTAATGCAGATGTATTGTCAACCCCACACCCTGCTAGTGCATATCTTGCAGTGTTGATATCATTTACTTCTGTCCAGTTTGTTCCATTCCATGATTCTGTGTTTCCTACATGAGTTGTTGTATAACCAGAAATAGCCAATGCTGAGGTTTGAGTTCCTGCACCACCTAGTCTTGCTCTTGCAGTATTTAAATCGTTTACTTCAGTCCAGTTTGTTCCATTCCAACTTTCAGTGACAGCTGTTGTTGGATTACCACCATATAAACCACCAAAAGCTAAAGATGCTGTAGTTGTTCCTGAAGTAGAACTTCCTAAAAGTTGTCTTGGTCTAATTAAATCATTGAGTTCTGTCCAATTAGTTCCATTATATAATTCTGTATAACCTGTAGTTTCATCTCCTCCAAAAGCCAAACCTGCTGTTTGAGTTCCAGATCCTGCTGGACTTTTTCTAGCATTATTTAAACTAGTAGCTGTAGACCAAGCACCGACCGCGGCACCTGCACCTGTCCATTCTTCTGTTGCTGTTAAATCAGGTGGTCCACTTCCACCAAAAGCTAATGCGTTTGTTGCTGTGCCTGCTCCAGCTAAATATTCTCTTGAAGTAGATAGGTCTGTTGTTTCTGACCAACTTGTTCCATTCCATAATTCTGTTAAAGCAACCGATGGAGGTCCTGAATTACCACCAAAAGCTAAAGTAGATGTTGATGTTCCTAAAGCTGCACCTGCCAATTGTTGTCTAGCAGTATTTAGATCTCCCACTTCAGTCCAACTAGTTCCATTAAATTGCTCTGCGTTTGCTGATCTAGGAGGATTTATTACTCCTCCAAAAGCTATTGCTGCTGTTGTAATTCCTGCACTTGCTAACTGTGATCTAGCAGTATTTAAATCACCAGTTTCAGTCCAGTTAGTTCCATTCCATTGTTCTACTAATGCTACTCTAGGAGGATCTTGATCTCCTCCAATACATAGTGCAGCAGTGTTTGTTCCATTTCCAAGTGCTGGAAATCTTCTAGCAGTATTTAAATCATTAACTTCTGTCCAGCTACTTCCACTCCATGATTCTGTTAAAGCCGATATTGCAGGAGTTGCTCCTGTATTTCCACCATATGCTAAAGCAGATGTATTAGACACTCCTGCTCCACCCATATATTTTTTTCCAGTATTAAAATCAGCAACTTCTGTCCAACTAATTCCATTATAAGATTCTGTAACAGTTTTTTCCCCAGGTGCTCCACCAAAAGCTAAAGCTGATGTATAAGACCCAGCATTTCCTAAACCAAATCTTGCAGTATTTAAATTTCCACCAGTTCTCCATGAACCAGCTGATGTTACATTTGGATATTGATATTTGAAATCTTTGTTAGTGCTATCGTACCATAGCTCACCTTCCACGGCTCCTGGGTAGTTCCCAGCGTAGTTGACAACCGCTGTCCCAACTTTCTCCTTATATGTAGCCATGATTATTTATTCTTTAACAACCAACCTTGAGTTCCATCTGTATAAACTAAAGTATTAGCTGCCCTTTCTACTGAAACTGTTAAATCTGCTGTTGAACCATTTATTTTTTCTGAACCATTTGCTGCGATTGTAAATGTGTTAGAATCAAATGTGCCTGCGTAATCTATAAATACTATTTCATCACCTAATGTACCTGCAGGTAAATTCATAGTTACAACACCACTTGTAGTGTTTACAAAATAACCTTCACCAGCTACTGCTGTGAAAGTAGAAGTTTTTACTGCTTGCCATGAAGTACCACCTGATACTTCTGCGAAAGACAATTGACCAACACCTGTTGTTCCAGATCCTGATACTGAAGCTACTTTTAAAAATCTATCTGCTGTAACATTTCCAGTGGGAAATTTTAATGTGTAGCTTTGCCCTGAGCTATGTGCGGGTGACTGTAATTTAATTCCGTGAGAATTAGACTCACAGTTAAGAACAAGAGTACCTGGATTTGTATTACCACCAACAACTACTTCACCAGTTCCATTAGGTGTAGCTGTGATTGCACCATTAGCACCATCTGTAATTGTAATATTACCAGAGTTTGTTCCTGAGTTTGTAACTAATTTAAGATCGTAAGCACCATTAGAAGATATTTGTCCTACTTCTGAACCTCCCCCAACTACAACTTGATCAGTATCTAATATTACATCACCAGTTCCATTTGGTTCTAATTCAATATTACCGTTTGAAGTAGATACAATTTTATTTCCGTTAACATCTAAGTCACCACCAAGTTGAGGTGATGTATCATCTACAACATCTCCACCTGTTTGAATTTGAATAACATCTGGGTTAGTTCCATCATTTGCTGTTGCAAATAAAATTGCTGTACCTTTATTAGTTGCTGAAAAAGTAAATGTATCACCACTTCCTGATACGTATTTAAACTGTACTGTGTAAGAACCTGATGTTGTATTTTTTAAAATGTAAAAATTTTCTACGTCTAAAGGAATTGTTACAACTTGATTTCCTGTAATTGAACCTGTAAACTCAATCATTCTAGCTTGAGCTGTTCCAGTTAATGCACCATCTGCAACTGTTAAAGCAGTTGTTTGTGCACCACCAGCAATTGATACTGCTTTATATCCACCAACGATCTGTTCGATAAGATCTAGGTTAGCGTTTGTTTTTGTTCCCCATGTACCAGCGTTTTCGCCAGTAGCCATTTTTTCTATACCGAGAGGTGTATATGTTGATGCCATAAATTTTAT